GTCTGACACTTTGACCGGCAGAACAAGCTCTAGTGCTGTATCTGCTGGAACATACTTTCAGCTTGGCGATTACCTATACATGGCGACCGCTGATAAAGCGGCAGGGCAGAATACATTGCATTTTCAGCCACCACTTAGAGCAGAGGTTGCAGATAACACCGCTTTAGATTTTACGTTGCCCAAGAGTTTATGGAGACTAGCGACTAACGATACAGGCTGGTCAACTAGCCTAGCGTCGATTTACGGATTCAGCATCGCTTGCACTGAGGCTTTGTAATGAGTAGACCACTAGACCCAGATATGACAACGGCTTTGACGGCTAGTGCAGTTAGGCCTTTTTTCTTGGCTGATTTTACTTTTGATAGTGAGACCTTGCGGCTTTGGTCTGGTTACGGTGACTTATGCGCCCCTACAGGTAATAGCGTTATAACCAACGGCGACTACACAGATGGACTTAATAATTGGACAGTTGTGTCGCTTGGCACTGGCACAGTTACAGCCGCTAACGATACGGCAATTTTAACTGCTGGCACTGGCTTTTCTAATCGCGTCTTTATACATCAAACATTCAACACGGTTGCTGGTCAAAAGTATGCAATCAAGCTAAACCACACTGGCGTTAAGCTGCGAGTGCGTGTAAGGAATGCACTTAATAACTCAGACATATTGCCGCTGACTTATTATGAAGCTGGCGATGATGAAATAATTTTCACTGCTGCATCTAACCGAACCAACTTACACCTTAGAAATCAGGTGGGCGGTGTTATAACAATCCAAAGAGCAGAGGTTTACGTTTCTCAGGACTATACTGGCGCAGGTGACTTGCTAACTCTGTCAGGCTTTGAAGAAAGCAGCGACCTTTCTGCTCAAGGTGTTACGGCTACACTATCTGGCATGAACTCTGACATTGTGCAGAAGGCGCGAGACGACAATTACCAAGGCAACCCAGTAAGAATCAGGCTTGGTACGCTGAACTCTAGCGGTGACGTTATCACTAACCCGGTTGACGTTTTGAACGGCTTTATGGACGTTATGAGCATACAAGACGAGGGCAGCAGTTGCACTGTAACGCTAGCTGTAGAAAATAAGTTAATACGACTAGAGCGCAGCAATGTGCGCAGATACACATCGGAAGACCAAAAAGTTGAACACCCAACTGATAAGGGTTTTGAGTTTGTTACAAAGATACAGGAAGTAGAAGTAAACTGGGGTAAAGGAACGGTCAGCTCACTAGGCGGTAGAGGCAACAAGGTTAGAAACGGCAGAGAGACAGAGCATTGACGGCTGTCTTTGCGCGTGAATCGCTTGCTAGCGTTAAGCCTGAAATGCTTACGCTTTTAGATGACCACTGGCGTGAAGTTGAGTTAAACCAAGACAAGATAAAGTTAAGCCCGCACTGGGAGGCATACGCCCACCTTGATAGCATTGGAGCTTTGCATATATACACTGCAAGAACTGATGGCGAATTAGCTGGGTATCTAGTGTTTTTTGTAAGCCAAGCCATACACCATGTTGAACACCTGTTTGCTATGGGTGATGTTATCTATATACGACCAGAAAGCAGGGCTTGCTTTTATGGCCTAAAACTTATTCAGTACGCAGAAAGTGAACTAAAGAAAGCAAACGTCAGCTTTGTTACAATAACAAGCAAGGTTGATACACCAATCGACAGCATTGCAGAACGTGCCGGCTATAAAAACACAGAGCGCGTTTTAACTAAATATATAGGCGATTAAATGGCGGCAGCAATACCAGCAGTAATTAGTGCAATCGGTTCAGCTATTGCGGCTGGCGGCGTAGCAAGCTTAACTTTTTTTGGTTTATCGGGGTGGCAAGCTTTTGCTGCTATCACTGCTGCTTTTGCAGCGTTAGGTGCTGTATCTAAAGCCTTAATGGGTTCGCCTGATTTAGAGGCAATGCGCGGCATTAACTTTAACACTCGTGACCCTTCCTCAACTAGAAAGCTGCTTTACGGAAAGAGCAGAACTGGCGGCACTATTGTCTTTGTTGAAACTAGCGGCAACGATAATAAGTATCTTCACTTAATAATTGCAGTAGCTGGCCATAAAGTAAACGCCTTAAAAGAAGTATATTTTGCAAAGGAAAAGGTCTGGGATAACGGAACCTACCAAGATGATTGGGCTGACTATGCACAAATAACATTCCAAGACGGAACGCAAACGGTAGCGATACCGCAGCTAGTGCTTGATGTGCCAGAGTGGACAAGTAACCACAAGTTGCTAGACACAGCCTACGTTTATGTCAGGCTTGCTTATGACCCTGAGGAGTACACTAATGGCGTGCCTAATATTAGCTTTGTTATTGAAGGCAAGAGCATCTACGACCCTAGAAAAGATAGCACAAGCGCAGTTTATGATTCTAGTTTAGGGGTTAGCACGCATAGACCTGATACAGAAAGCACTTGGCAATACAGCAACAACAGCGCATTAGTCTTGCTGGATTATATGCGAGATACTAAATATGGCTTAGGAGAATCGCTAGGAGCTATAAATCTACCTGCGCTTGCTGGGTCTGCTGATGTTTGCGATGAGCAAGTTGCTTTATCTGGCTCAGGAACGCAGAAAAGATACACCTGCGATGGGCAGATAGATACAGCAAGTAGCTTTTCAGGAAACATTGAAAACATACTTTCTAGCATGATTGGCAACTGTAACTACGCTGCCGGTCAATTCTTTATTGAGGCTTATAAGTATCAAGCACCTAGCAGTGCAGTTATTGACGAGACCATAATGGTATCAGGACTTAATGTAGCTACAAAGACTAGCCGCAGAAAGCTCTATAACGCTGTTAAAGGGCAGTTCATAAGTGAAGAAGAGAACTATGTTGTTACTGATTACCCAGCAATGAAAAGCGCAGCGTATGCTGCTGATGATGGGGGTACGCTTTTTCTTGATTTGATTTTACCCATGACCAATAACAATGTTAGAGCGCAGAGAATAGCGCGGCTAACTATGCTGAAATCAAGGCTGCAAACAGCAATTACCTTCAGCGTTAATCTTTCAGGTATGCGCTACAAGGTTGGCGACAACGTAAAAATCACTAACGCAAAGATGGGCTATGTTGAAAAAGTCTTTCAGATAACATCTTACTCACTAAAGCCAGACCCATCGTCTGGTCTTGTTGTTGAGATGCAAGCTGTAGAAAACTCAAGCACTGCCTACGACTGGTTAGCAAGTGATGAAGAAGACTTTACAAACTCTGGAACTGTCAGCCTGTATGATGGTAAATCTACTGTACCGCCAACCAATTTAACTTTAGCTGGCGCAAGTGCTACTGATGCTGACGGCACAAAAGAAAGCACTATTACTGCATCTTGGACTGCATCGCCTGACGTTTTTTTGGAAAACTACATTGTCAAATACAAGGTAACTGCTGAAAGCGACTACGTTTTATTCTACACAGATGCGTCACCTTTTAAGATTCCTAACGTAAAGCCCAACACGAACTACACTGTTGAGGTTTACGCAGTAAATCAGCTTGGCAACAATTCAACAGCGATAACTGCTACAACAACCACAGCGCCTGATTTTGTTCCGCGAGTGCCGAGCATTTACCGATACTCAAAGACCAATTCGAGTGCGCCCACTGTTTCTGAGTTTACGGCTATAGCGGGCAGAAGCCCTAAAGATAAAGACCTCGTTATCGCCACAGATACATCTGGCGCAGTTTCCGCTGCACACGCTTGGACGTATGACCTAAGCTCTACTGCATGGGTGCAAGATGATAACTTTATTAGTGGCGACCTAATTGTTGCTGGCTCTATTACTGGTAACGAGATAAAGGCTGACAGCATTACAGTTAACAAGCTATCCGGTGATGTATCAGAGCTGTTTCCTGTAAAGGCGCTACAAGAAACGCTTTTAACAACTACCTTGGCATTTTTGCAAGAGTTTTCTATACCTGCGCCTGAGCTAGGCATTAGCAAAAGAATCAGAGTAGATATTACAAATGACTACTTTTTTTCCAAAACAGGCTCAACTGAGCGCAACTTCACAGTACAGCAATATCTGCAAATAAAAAGTAAAAGCGCAACAGGCGTACAGGTTGGGGCTAATGCTGGCGTGACTGCCGTTAATTTTCCATTTACATTCGTACAGCTAATATATCTAAGCGGAAACCATCTTGGTGAACTGGACTCAACAGGTGCTGTAGCAGATAACAGCAGCGGAACAAGTTATGGTAGTATCGTTGGTATTTGGTATGACAATACAAATGATAGGACATATTTGCACGTTTCTACTAATGCAGGATTTAGCACTGGCGATACTTTATACTACAACCCTTATAATTTTGCTGCTGTTGGCACATGGATTAGCCCTGCCTACATTGACCAGACTGACGTAAATATGACGGCAGCAACCACAGGCAAACGAGTAATACTGCCAGTATCAAGGTCTTTTGGCTCAACGACTACAGCAACAGATTTAAGGTTTGCAGCAAAAATTAGCCCAGCGCAATCAGATGTCACAGCTAGAGCTAAAGGCTTTTCTGGAACTACGGAGTTAGTATCGTGATACAAATAGGCTATATAACAAACGCTGGCGAAGAAATAGTGACTGGCGAATACCCCAGCCCTCCCGAATCTAACGCGGCACTTTATGATTTGCGTGATGCTTTAGCAGATAGGAACGACATACAAACATTATTTATTCAGTCTGACTTTGGTGAAGGGCTGGTTCGTTATGGGTTTATGAACCCAATAGAGGCATAAAAATGATTTATCCAATAGTGCAAGGCGACTCTGCACCCCAGCTAGAAGTAACACTGACCCGCGATGATGACGGCTCTGTTGTAGACCTAACGCAGATGCTAACTGGCAAACTACGCTTTAGAGCTAAAGGCGGGACAACTATTTTATCTACGCTGATTGGCTTCAATCCTTTTGGCACAAAAGCTGACGGCAAGGTTTATTTTGCTTTCGGTCAGCCCGACCTTGCTACCTTAGCTGCTGGATATTATGAGGGTGAGATTGAAATCACCTATACATACGGCAAAAAAGAAACCTGCTACGAGGTGATTAACTTTCATCTGAGAGAGGACTTCGATGCCTAATAGAACGGTAGCTTTTAAAAGAGCTGTATATAAGATTAAGCGCGGCGCGTTTTTCATATTTAAAAAGTTTGTCGATACTGCTACTGCATCTGACCAGCTAACGTGGAGCATGGGCAAGAATGTAAGTGACGCGGCTACTGTTGCAGATAATGCAACCCTGAGCGTTACAAAGCCATTTGCAGACGCTGCAAGCATTGCCGATTCAACTGCACTGTTGGCAGTTAAAAACCTTACAGAAGGGCTTACAGTAAGCGAGATAACAACTTTATCGGCAACCAAGCCGTTTAGTGATACAATCACCATCAGCGAATCTGGTTTGGTAGTCGCGCAGGATTATTGCGACATTACCTATTTCTCACAAGACTTTGTCGGACAAAGCGCAACCATATAGAGGCACAAAATGTTAAACGAAAAACTGAATATTAAAGGTGATGTTGTACTTGTCCTGACAGATGAGAACGGCAACCTGAAGCAACGCCAAGAAATTAAAAACCTAGTTGTTACATCTGGACTTAACTACATTTCCAGCAAGATTGTAAGCAGTGCAAGCACTGTTTCTCACATGGCTATTGGTACAGGCAACGTAGCCCCATCAGCATCGCAAACTGCTTTAATTAGCGAGTTAGACCGCAACGCATTTACAAGCACAGGCAGCGCAAATGGTGTATGCACATTTAATGCTCAGTGGTCAGCAGGTGACGGAACTGGAGCTATTACTGAAGCTGGTATTTTTGCAGGTTCAAGCGGTGGCACTATGCTTTGTCGCACTACTTTTGACACAGTAAATAAAGCGGCTGGCGATAGCTTGGCTATCACTTGGGTTGTAACCATTAGCGTTTAAGAGGTTTAGAGATGTCTACTATCGTAACAAGAGCAGGAAAAGGTTCACCGCTTACCAATACGGAAGTGGACGCGAACTTTACAAACTTAAACACTGACAAAGCAGAGTTAGACACTAGCGTTAGCTTTACCCACGTTAATGCTAGTGGTGATGTCACTATTACATCTCCTTCCCCTGAGCTGTTTTTTGTAGACACTACAATAGCTGGAGCGCAAGGTAGAATCCAGTCAAGCAGCAATGGGCTTGGGTTTAGGGCGAAAGCCTCTGACTCTGGTGGTTCGCCGCAGTTCGGCAACCATACTTTTAGCCGATTTGATGGCACTGACACAAAGACGCAGATGGTGCTAGACGCTAATGCCAATATTAGAGTCTGGAATGATAACTCACAAGTTAGACTTATTTGGAACGCAGGTTTTGATAGTAGCCGAGGTGGACTAGCCGTTGGTTCAGGGAATGCGCCTGAAGCTAACCTTGATGTTAATGGTAATGCGATTATTAAATCTGGATTACAGATTGGAGCAGAATCTGACGGAGCTGAAACTGCTAATCTTGAGTTTAAAAATACGCTTAATGAAACATTTGTGGTTAATGCAAGTGCTACAGGCACAACTTTAACTGTTAATACTTTAACTGCTGGAATTGTTAGAGTTGGTGATTTGGTTTACGGCACAGCAAGTACCCCTGCTAATATGTTTATTGTTCAACAAATAAGCGGTACTACAGGCGGCGTAGGCACTTATGAGTTAAGTCAGGCATGGGAGCAGAGCGATGTAAACTTGTATGGCCGAGACATATTGAGAAACCGGATTAGGTTTTTTGATATTGATGGCGGAGCGCGTGCTGGTTCCCCTATAGGTTCTATTGATTTCCATGATTCCGATGGAACCAACGATGGCGTAAAAGGTTTTATTACTTGTAATTATACAGATACAAGTCCAAGCACGCACATCGCATTCGGTACTAATGTAAGCGACAGTTCTTTCACCCCACACTCAAGGGAGGTTGCTAGATTTACTGAGGACGGTCATTTATTGATTGGAAAAATTGATGGTGGTGACGGAGTAACCGGACACAGTCTGCAAGGTAATGGTAGAGCAATACATACCAGCTCACAATCTACAACATTAACGCTTAACCGCAATGATGATATAGGTGGTGGCGGGTATTTTTTAACTGAATACAAAAAAGATAACGCTCGATGCGGGTTCGTAGCTACAGCTAATGGGCACATTACGGTTGGTGGCGGCGGAAGCAATGGTTTAAAGTTTAGCTCGACAGCAGTGCAACCGCGCACTCTTGGTAACGGCAATAATGACGCTGTTATACAGCTTGGCACTAGCAGTTCAAGATTTACTGATTTGCATTTAAGCAGCGGTGTTTATTTTGCAGACGCTGGTTCAAGCGGTACGTCGGACAGCAACAAGCTGGACAATTACGAAGAAGGCCAATTCACGCCAACCTTACAAGATGCTTACACTGGCGGCAACACTGCTGGTGTAGGTCAGTCGCGTGGCTTTTACACAAAAATAGGTAACACTGTAAATGTAATAATCGCGTTGACGAATATTGTAAAGGCAGACCTTACTTCTGCAAATGAATTGTTTGTGCATGGTTTGCCATTTGCTGCGCGCACAGTAAATGCTGATGTTAAATTTACTTGTCAGCCAGCATTGCAGCTTTGGCACATTGGTAATGCTACACCAATATTTTCGTTACAAGATGGCGGGGCTGTAGGGCGGCTGTATAAAAGCCCAACAAACGGAAACGCTCTTGAGGGCATATTAGCATCTGAAATTAACTCAAATACAGGCTCAGACATTTGGATGACCCTGACATACCAGACCGCATCATAGGAAAAAAATAATGGCTTTAGAAAAAGTTACAACAACTGACAAAATTGAAATCGTCGGCGAGTTCAAGGCGGTACAGGTGCGAACTAAAATTGCAATCTTAGAAGATGGCAACGAAATTAGTTCATCTTTTGAGCGCACAGTTGTGAATGCTGCCGACAATTACGCTGGCGACAATGCAGACGTTGCTGCTATCTGTTCTCTGCTACACACAGATGAAGTTAAGGCCGCTTATTTAGAGTCGATTAACTAATGGCTACGGTTAAAGAAGCCCTACTTAAACTAGAAGGCCATGAGCGCGAATGCGCCATTCGATACGAGAACATCGAACGTCGACTAGACGAAGGGCAGGTAAAGTTTGCGACATTGCAGCGCAGTTTAGCCGGCATCTATGGTTTGATTATTACCCTGTTTGTAATAGGTAAGTTCTTTTGAGTTATGGACATTAACGAAAACAGCAACGTCACAATTCCTATTCGCAACCTTATAGCTATGGTCGCAGCTACCGCAGTTGCTACTACGGCTTATTTTGGAATACAGGAAAGGCTGAAAACTCTTGAGCATTCTCTTGATAAGTCGCAAGCGCAAATCGAACACAATACAGAATTTAGAATCTTATGGCCTAGAGGTGAGCTAGGTTCTTTGCCAGATGACGCAAGGCAGGATATGCTTATACAAGGAATCCAATTAGATGTCGAAGATTTAAGAGGTCTGCAAGGTCAGATACATGACCTGACTGTAAGGCTTGGCACTATGGAAGCTGTAAACGAGCAAGGCAACCAAAATGATTGATAAACTAATAGCACCTGTCACTAGCCTACTGGATAAGTTTATTCCCGATGCGGATACCAAACAAAAGCTCGCGCATGAAATATCTACCATGTCGGACAAGTATGCACAGGAGATTGCACTGGCACAGATTGCAGTCAATCGAGAAGAAGCAAAAGGCAACTGGTTCCAAGCAGGGTGGCGACCAGCAACGGGATGGGTTTGTGTCTTAGGCTTTGCCGTAAACTTTTTAATCTCACCGCTTGCCTCTGGCTTTGGGGTAGATATTCCACAGGCTGACACTAGCACTATGTTACCGGTTCTGATGGGTATGCTAGGCTTAGGCGGTATGAGAACATTTGAGAGGATTAAGAAATGACAGCTAAAAAGAAAGTAGTATATTTCACAGATAAAGAGCTTGCCTGTAAGCACAGCGGCGAGAACGGCATGGACGCAGACTTTGTTAAGCTGCTAATTAAGATTAGGAAAGAGTGCGGTTTTGGCTTTCCTATCAGCAGTGCTTACCGCAGCCCACAACACCCCATAGAGCAGCGCAAAGAGAAGGCTGGAGCGCATTCAACTGGTAAGGCGGTCGATATACTTGTTTCTGGAAAACAAGCATTAGAAGTGATAAACGTGGCGCAAAAGCATGGTATACAAAGGATTGGCATTAAGCAAAAGGGGCGCACTAGATTCATTCACCTAGATGCTTGCACTGAAGAAGATGGGTTCACCTGCCCTGCTATCTGGTCATATTAGTTTAAAAATGACCGGATATAAGGCGCTACAGTACCCAAACTGACCGTATAGTAAACCAAGCCCATTAATTTGGGCTTTTTATTGTCTAAAGTGTTTACATTTAAGTAACCATAATAGATAATGCACATACATTCAAAAAACAACAGGGCTACACAGATGAAAACAACTTACTTATCAGAATTTGAAATTCAGCAGATGGCAGAGTCAGCTCTAACTTGTTATGAGTTTAGTTGCTGTTGGAAGCGAGCCTTTCAAGATGCCGCAGAATTTGCAGCTGACGAGCTGGGTGTTAAAGCCACTCGCGCTCAAGTAGCAACAGCGGTAAGAATTGCGCAAACTGGCTGGGAAGGAATACGCCAATCAGTTAAATCAGTAACTTACCAGCAGTAATTCAAACGCCCCTTCGGGGGCATACAGGAGGCAATATGCACACCAAGAAAAACAGCAAGGGTGACACCTTTAAGATTGAGCGCGTTGGAACAGGCGCGGTTGTGTCAGTTCTAAACAAAAAGACCGCAGGGTATTTGCGCCGAGGAATGATAGAGCGATGGAGAATTGTATTCCCGAAAGCCGATATGTCAGGAGATGAAGTCAAAGAGATAACCACCAACGGCATGAAGATTGAAGATGCTGTTGAATTGTTTGTTAAACGCACAGAGCAATAGGAGGCTTTATGTTTACCGCAGATTTTAATAATTACTTTTACGAGCTGGCAGAGAAAGACTACGCCATGCACAACCCATGCCGCGAAGATATGCCGCAAGAATACTACCACGCATACGCCGCACTTTACGCTCAGGGGGAATGCGATTCTGCAAACTGCGCAGACCCTCACAAAAGTGTTACCTTTTCATAAACCCTTTAGTACAATAGGAGAGATAAAATGAGTGAAGAATACAACGGTCATAAAAACTGGAACTGCTGGAATATATCGTTATGGGTTAATAACGATGAATATATTTACAATATGTTTACATCATGCCTCAGGGAATGGGGTGTAACCCACGCCGCTGATGTCTTAACGGAATATTTAGAACACGTTAAAACGCCTGATGGCGCAACTTACGACAGAGAATCTATTACATTAACGCTACAAGGTCTGGAGGAATAAAATGTTTTCAAGCGAATCAATCAACGAACTGGCTACAGCTTTATGCAAAGCGCAAGCCGTCATGGGGGGTGCTGTTAAAGGCACTGGCAACCCTTTCTTTAAATCCAAATATGCGAACCTGTCAGACGTTATGCAGGTTGTCAAAGAGCCGTTTGCGGCTAATGGACTTAGCTATGTTCAGTTCCCAGTTAGTACCGAGAACAGCGTTGGCGTAGCAACCAGACTGATGCACACATCTGGTCAGTGGCTAGAGCAGGAGTTTTTACTGCCAATGGTTAAGCGAGACCCACAGGCGGGCGGCTCTTGCATTACTTACGCAAGACGCTATGGATTGGCTGCCATGGCTGGAATCCCGCAGGTAGATGATGACGCAGAAGCGGCAATGCTGAGAAGCGACAAGGCAGTAAAGAAGGCAGAGCAGGAAAGCTATGAAGATTCCATTATGGACTTAATGCCAAGCGTTAAGGCTATCAAGGACGGTCTGGCAACTGGCGACCTGTCTACAGCTAACGAAGCGTGGAAAGAGCTAACCGATACAGAGAAGCAGCTACTCTGGAAAGCACC